GCGGACACCGCCTCGCGGGCCGCTGTGGCCTGCGACAGGGAATCGTCGACCAGGTCTTCCAGGGCCTGCTGATCGGGCGTGAACTTCCGGGCCTCGGCAAACCTCAGGTTGGAGCGGTCAAAATCGTTTATCAGCGGGTTTTCTTCGGTCGGCTCCGCGACCTCGATCTCGTCCTCCTCGAAATTATACCGCCGCTGGTAGTAGACCTTGGTGAACCGCACGCCCTGATCCTTGAGCTTCGCGTCCCGCTCGGCCCGGTCGGCCTGGATGTCCTCGTCCTCCAGCCAGGTGAACTCGGGCGGCTCGGCGCCGGAAAAGTTCAGCTCGACCACCCAGGAGATCAGCTCGTCCAGGCAGCCCTTGACCATCCGCTTGTCCTGGTCCACCAGGTCGGCGCGCACCTCCATGTGCGATTTCGTGGCCGCGTAGCTGCCGCCCTGGTCGAGCTCGGTGGTCAGCGTCTGGCCGAGAATGGCTTTCGATATGTCCCGGTTGGCCGCGGATATCAGTTTGTCGTAGATGTCGGCCGAGGCGCTCTTGCCGCCCGCTTCCATGATCTCGACGCTCTCGTCGTTGTTGATCACGGCGCAGGCGTCCTGGACCATCGAGGCCAGGTGCGCCAGCAGCGCGCCGCGCTCGGTCTCGTTCGTGGACCGGGGCACTCTTCCCACCACCCAGGGTATGCCGTATTTTTCCGAAAATATGCTCCAGAACTTCCATCCGCCGCGCTTGAAGGTCACGGGCCAGAAGCACCGGGACAGCAGCCGGTCCCCGTAGGGGTTGCGGTAGCTGGCGTGGTGCCGGGCCGTGATGAACCGGTAGGGCGGCAGGGGCTCTCCCTCGACCATGTTGGCCTTGGATATGAACCGCATCTCGTTGTCCTCGGTAAAGCCGAACCACTCGGGCGGTTTTCCCGCCACCCGGTCCGGAACCCACAGGCCGGACGCGGTCCGCCAGACCACCTCGCAGGGGGCGATTCCGAAAAACGGGGCCTCCAGCAGGTCGGTGATCACTTGGTAGATGTCGATGTCCTCCATGAACCCGACCACGGCGTCCATCACCCGCGTGTTGACCCGCTTGGCGTTGCCGGCAGGCTCCCGAACGTCCCACTCGCTGGACAGCGTTCCGGATTTGCGCGACAGGTAGCAGGCGCCCACGTGGGCGTCGGTCAGAAGCTGCCGGTAGACCGTCAGGTCCGATCCGAGCTTGGCCAGCACCTCGTCCGGATCCGGCAGGAAGCCGAACACGCCCAGCCAGTCCACGGACCTGGAACGCGGCGCGAACTCGTCGTTCAGCGCGGTCCGGTTGTCCTGGATGTTCACGAATCTGGATTCATTGACCCATATCTTCATACATACGCCCCGTAATTGATTCGTTTATGCGCGTACCCGCTCAGCACGCCGGGCATGGAGTTGGGCGCGGCGCTCATCACTTTGGGCACGCCAGCGAACCCGGCGAACTGGTGGGCCGCGTACACCGCCATCGCGCCGGATATAGCCGAGTCGCCGTGGCGCTTCTTTTTGTCGGACACGGCGGTTTCACGGCTGTCCGGAATGCGCGCCACGCCCTTGACCAGCCGGATCTGCCGGTGGTCGTTGAGCACGTCGGCATCGGCCGGCAGCACGATCGACCCGTCAGTGAACCGGGCCTTGTACTTGGGCATGGCGTCCCGGTACCAGGCCTCGGAGGGCATCACCTGCGCCACGCGGTCCGCGCCGTAGCGCTGCATGGCCCGCTCGCCCAGGTACTGCCCGTTGCCGCGCGAGTCCAGCGCGCAGCCGGACAGGGCAGGCAGGTTGTCACAGGTAAAATAGAAGATCTGCTCCTGCTGCTGGAACGGAATGTTGCGCAGCTCCAGCATGAACAGCGCCCTCAGGGTCAAATCTTTCATCTCCATCAGAGGGGTGATGACGGTGAGGTCTCCGGACCGTCCGAAGTCCTCGCCCACGTAGGCGATTCGCCGCGCCATATCGGTGTTCAGCCAGGGCCGCAGCACGGTCTCGCACCAGAGCCGCGTCTCGGCCACCCGTTTGCGGTCCGGCCGCTGCGCCCATTCGTCTTTCTGCGCCCACCGGATCACCGGTATGTCGGCGCTCATGCGGGCCTCGATCAGCGCCCGGCTGAGATACGCCCCGCCGCCCTGGGACGGAATGCAGAACAGCTCCTCGTCCGCGTCGTCCCCGTAAAAGTTGACCAGGCCCTGCCGCCATTCGGATTCGCCCTCGGCGGACCAGTCCTTGCCCAGCCTCAGGCAGATTCGGCGGTACAGCCCGGCGGCCAGCGCGTCGTCCAAAGTCACCCGGTGCACGCTGTAGGGCTTTTTGCCGGACCGGGCCTCGTTGATCAGCTCGTTGAAATAGTTGTCGTCCCCGAAATGGGTGGATATCACCACCACGCGGCCGCCCCACATCAGCATGGCGATGGCGGCCTTCATCAGTCCGGGCAGGTCGTCGTGGAACGCCGCCTCGTCGATCACGATTTTGCCCTGCTTGCCGCGCAAATTGCTCGGCCGGCTGGACAGGGCCACGATCTTCCAGGCCCCGGGAATCGTGATTCTAAACGCGGAGATGCCCTTTTTCTCGGCCCGCTCGTCCTCGAAGATGAACTCCTCGACCTCGACGGCGGCCAGATTGTAGAATTTGAGCCAGTCGGCGCAGTCCTCGATGAACTCCCGCGCCATATCCTGGTTGTAGCCGATATAAAAAACGTCCATGCCGTTGTCCCGGTCCGAGGCCAGGATCGAGTCCTCGGCCGCCTCTCCCCAGGAGAGACCGACCCGCCTGGACTTCTCGATGATCTTGACCGGGTTCGGATCCGCGTTCCACGCCTGCTGATAGGGCAGCAGCACCATCGGCGCGCGCTTCGCTCGATCCTCTTTTCCGGGCCAGGTGGACGTCATTTCGCAATCCCCAGTATTTTCGCGCGGATCTGGTCCGCCGCATCGGCACTCAGGCCGCCCTTTTTCACGATCTTTTCCACCGCGTCCGCGGTTTTCCGCGTGCGCTCGGCCAGGTCCATCTTGAGTTTGGCCAGTTGGATGTTCGAGCTTTGCAGTTTGGCCACGTCGGAGATCAGTCGGCTGTTCTCGGCGATGTCCGCGGTGCCGTTCAGCAGCGCCGCCATGACCTTCTGCAGGAGCATCTTGCCGACCGCTTCTTCCATCGGAAGTCCCGCGCCGGCGTCCGAGGTCAGCGCACGGCTCTGGTCGGCGAACCTCACGATGTTCTGGTAGGCCTCCAGAAAATGGATCCCGTACCGGCCGACCGACGACTTGGATATGTCGTATCCCTGCTGCCGCACCCATTCGGTGGCCTCCTCGTAGGTGGCCCCCTCCAGCAGAATGCGATCCAGCCCCTTTCGGACCGGATCGGGCAGCTCGGTCTCGATCCGGGACCGGCGGCGTATTTTCCGTCGTGCGCTCATCAGGCCAGCTCCCGCTCGGCCGCGGCGATGTCTTTCACCACGGCGGACAGCTCTTCGGCCAGGGCCTCGGCGTCTCTCAGGTGAATGGCCGCGCCGGCGATGTCCACCTCGCGGATCGGCCTCAATTCGAACCCGGCCAGCAACGACTTGGCCGCCCGGACCGAGGCCGCGGTGCGGGCCTCCAGTGACAGTTTCTTCTGGCGCAGCTCGGCCAGCATTCCCCGGATTATGGCGATTTCCTGATTCATTGCGGTTTCTTCCCTGCAAGCAGCTCCAGGCTGGCGTTGATGCGCTCGACCAGGCGCGTCTGGGCCTGGGTGTTGAGCGCGATAATATCTATTGTTTGCAGGTACAACTTCTCCAGGCTCTGCTGGGCTTTTTCCCACTGTCCGCAGAGGTGGGCGTTGTTTTGATATAATTTCTTAATTTCCGACACGTCATCCCGGTACTGGGAGAGGATGTCGGCGATATGCTGATCCTTCTGGGCCAGCTCGGCGCCGTGCATCTCGGACAGCTTGGTGAACCGCTGCCGGTCGTAGTACCAGATCAAAAACACGATGCCGGGCAGGCCGAGCATCTGGATCACCGTCACGATCATGTCGGTCGAGACCGGGTTGGCAACCACTGCCGGGTCAATCATGGGGTCTCCTCTCGTATATGTCCTGGCATCCCACGCACCGCCGGCATCCCGGCGCCACCCTCAACCGCTCCTCGGGAATCGGTTCTCCGCAGTCGATGCAGATCCCGTCTCCGTCGGAAGGTTCAACACTGTCAAAATGCTTTTTCATCGCATGCCTCAGGTGCATATCCGCAAACTCAGCCGCCTGATCCAGATCGTCCATCAGACCGTGCCCATCTCCTCGGGGCGGTTCTTGCCCGCCCAGAACGCCGGGCCGCCCCGCTTCACGACAAAGTCGTAATAAATCTCAGCCAGGTTGGTCCGCCGGCGCATCAGCCATTTCCACTGCCAGCCGGCAG